TCTCTGAGAATCTGTTTCATCTGGTCTATTAGAGTCGTAAGTTTGATTTGACATTTCTTTGACCACATCTTCTTCTAAATATAAAGTAAGTGTATCCTGACTTGCTGCAAGATATTGAGCATCACTAATTTCTTTAGCTACAGCTGGATCGTATTTATGTAAAAATTTATTTTTTTGATCCTCTGACTTTGATAATTTTATCATCGCACCATTTAATCCAAATATACAATAATTTGCCATAATCTATCTTACGTTCCTGTGTTGTCAAAAAAAGCTAAAAATCCTTCTTGACCAGCTTGTCCTGTTCCGTACTGACTATCAGGTCCATGATCACCAAATTGTCCAGATAAAGAAGGCACAAAAACTGTGTTTTGAGCTTTTTGACTTACTCGTGTATTATCTGTGTCATCATTATAAATTCTATCTGTAGAGGACGAAGCTCCATTATTTCCTGCACCTATCATAGGCTGAACCATTTGTTTACCACCATTACCACCAGTTATATTAAACAAGTTTGTTATTTCTGTAGTACCACCAGTACCAGCTCCTTGGTGATTATTTCCAGATCCACCGCCTTTACCACCATCACCAACAGCGTAAGGTTGTGAGAATGGTGCAGATATATCTCCTTGATAAACTGCAAAGGGACCTGAGCCACCTTCTCTAGCTCCATTTCCAGTAAAATTATTGCCGCCTCCGCCGCCTCCGCCTGCTGCAGCGTACGCAATATATTTTGAACCATTAGAAGTTGCAGTGCCTGATGCTGGACCTTGCGCAAAAACTTGTGGCATAAACGCACCCGCACCACCAGTTCCTGATGAGGCTGCAGTCAATCTACCCTGAGCATCAACTGTAATAGAAGCTGATGTATAGGATCCTGCAGTTACTGCAGTATTTATTAATTGATCAGCCCCCACCGCATCGTCTGCAATTTTAGCTTGTGTTACAGCATCATCATTAATTGTTGCAGTTATAACTGCATTATCAGAAATTTGTGCAGCTCTAATAGCATCATCTGCAATTTTAGCATTAGTTACTGCATCATCTGCAATTTGTGCAGTTCCAATAGTACCACCTAAAGTATCTAATGAAACTTCATTTAGATTTGTACCATCTGAATAAGCTGCATAAATTTTTTGTGCGTCTGGAGTAAATCCAGTTCCCGATGCAGTTTTAATTGTAAGATTAGTTGGGTTTGTTACTCCAGTAACATCAAAAATATAAAATTTTTCTATTGAGTCAGGTATCGTACAGATTGTTCCTGATGTTGCAGTAATCGTTGCAAATTTAATTACTAAATTTCTTGCATTTGATAATGCACCATCAGACATAACAAGTGCAGTAGTGCCTCCTGCTGATAATGTTATTTGCTCAAAGCCTGCAATTGCTTGTTGTACTAAATTTAAATTTGTGTTTGTTTTATCTCCCCATGTACCGGCATTTTCACCAGTNGCCATTAGTTCGAGTTTTAGATCTGTAGAATAACTAGATGCCATAAATTTTTCTCCTAAATAATTACAATTTTACATTAATCAAGCAGCCAAATCAACCTCTGTCCAAACATTGCTCACACCTAGATTTATTTCTTGCCAAGGTGTAACCACAACATTGCCTATAGAAGCCGATAATGTAATACCACTAACATTTATATCAGCACCTATGGTAAGTGTAACTGAACCAATAGAACTTGAAAGAGATGACCCAGTAACTGGATATTTTGATACTTGAGATTCCTCTCCTAAAGACATACTCATAGTTTGACCAGTGACTGGCTCAACTGTGGTTTGTTCTAGTGAAATAGAACCTATACTAAATGTTCCTTGAATACCAGTAACATCTACTGGCACTTTAGGTTCAGGAACTACCTGACCNATGCCTCCTGATAATCCAATACCACTTACTGAAATATCTGCATTTGCTGCCGTTGTGGCTGTTCCTACAACTCCATCTANTTGATCCTCTGCCGCAAAAACAACAATACCAAAATCACCTTGTAACGAAATAATGCCCTGTGTGGATGTTAGGGATTGTCCTGTGACTGAAACTGTAACATCTGAAAATGAAGTTTCTTCACCCATGGCAGTTGATAAAGATTGTCCAGTAACTGCTACTGAATAATTTACGCCCCATGCGAATTCACCCCATGCAGCTCTTCCCCAACCCTCACCAGTAAGTGTGCTCTCATCAATTGTAGCACTACCTATTGATGAAGTTAAACTACTACCAGTGGTGTTAACACCAAAACCAGTAACTACTTGCCCAACACCTAACGATGCGGTTACTGGTCCTGGATTTTCAATTAAAACTGAGGTGCCTCCTACAGTTGAGCCTTGTGCGCTTGATAATTGAATTCCACTTGGTTCAACGTCAGCGTTAGCAGTTATGGATTGTAATGACCCAATATTTGAAGTTAGTGATTGTCCTGAAACTACTTCATCTATATGACCTTGATTACTCCAAGTGCCATTACCCCAAGCTTTAGCACCCCATGAATTAGAACTTAAATTTAAAGTGCCTCCCATTCCTGGATGGTTTACACAATAGTAATACATGGTTATTGGAGGACCAACTTCTGTAACAAAAAATTCTGTGTATGCTCCTGCTTGACCAGGAGTTCCAACTACAGTGACACCTGGAACATATGCAGATCCACCTGAGTGTGTACCATCTGAAGTCGTAGAAATTCTTAGGCCATGGGTAGCGTTTGAAGAATCTGATTGATCAAAACGATAAGTAGCACCATAAGCTAGTGGGACGCTAGCTTGTAAAACTCCGTCTATATAATATTTGTTGCCCGATCCAGGATTATTAACAGTAACAGTAAATGTTGTGTATGACACTAAATCGGGCTCCCATAATTATTAAGATAATCTTAAAATAGCTGCAGAGGTTGTGAATGCAGGAAACTGAACAGTAAATGTTCCAGAAGTTGCAGTCTTGTCTCCACCAAAATCTAACACAGCAACAGCATCAGTTGTACCTGAACCACCATCTGTTGTTGTATTGTAAATTAATGCACCTCTTGCAGTTAATGTTACACCTACAAAAGATAAGTCAGCAAAATCAGTTATTGCTACTGATGATGAAACTTTTACACCTTGATTAACTAATGCCTTACCACCTGCAGTATATCCTGATGGTGATGAAACTTCGTTACTTGTTGTGTAGTTTGTAGTTGATTTACCTAAGGTTGCTGAATTTGTAAACATCGCTAATTTATAAGTATCAGATGATGTATCAAAATCGTGTTTGCCTTGTAGTAATTCTTTTTTAAAAGAATCACAAATTGCGTTTGTTGTTATTGCCATTTTATTCTCCTATTTTTATGGACTAGGAGAATCTACTTTTATCCTTGGAACTCCATCGGTGTATTCTCCTCGTCTTCTTCTGCCCATTTGTTGTAGAGCAAAATTCTGTATTTCTTCATTATACTTCGAATTGTATAGATTGTATAGATTATCAGGTCCTTTTAAAAACCTAAATGCTTCTGCTAGGACACCATGTAATAACATCGATTCTTGGTAAGTAGATAAAAATGTATTATTTGTGGACGTAAAGTTAGGTGGATCTTTGATATAATTAATCTGGACTGTGTCAGCTGCAGCTGGTGTCGGAGCTACGATAATATTAAAATCATCGTAATTAGCATAATATTTAGGTGTGCCTTGTGAACCTGCACCATTAAATTCAGATATAAAACTTGTATCTCTTTTTTCTAAAAATTCTCTATTACCACTAGAATCAATTCGTTGCACTGATCTTAATATTAAAACATCAGATGGCATGGATACAGCTCTGTTACCTGCTGTAAAATTTGAATTAGCATATTTTCTTAAATCGTCATAGTCAACTTTACCAGCTACATCTAATTCTACATTTCTAATAAATTCTTGTATGATTGCATCTGTTAAAACATTAGAACTTACTTCTGTATAATTTCTTACTTGAGTTAAAAAACTTGAATGTGTAATAGCCATTATGAAATACTCACCTCCACTGATCCAACTAGAGAAATAAGTTCTCTTCTTCTATTTTGTAAAGAAGGGTCTTCTGGAACCATTGTATGTTGAGTGGTTGTCAAACCATTAGTTGTAACTTGTATTTCTTGTGTTTTAAAAGCAAAGTCACCTGGTAAAGATAAATTAGCAACACCCACGTGAATACCCCCAGAATCTGAAATAGTAACATCGTTAGCAAATTCTGTGTTAGGTTGCTGAAATTTCATTCCTCTTGGATTTTTTAAGGCTATAGCATCTGCTTTGTGATAAGGAGGATCTAGTTGTGGATGTTTTGGCTCAAACTCAGAAATATGAACTAATGAACCATTCCACTCTTTTACCATTTCTCTATAAGGATATTCCATACCTGATCTATCAGAAATTGCTTTTGATCTTTTACCAGTTGCGTAAGACATTATACTCCATCTCCAAAATAAGTTTGTGGTGAAATGTAAACAGAAGTTCTTTGTCCATCTTCATTTAAAGCTCTTAATAATTCATCTTCATATAATTGTTTTAATACTTGTATTCTTTCTGGTGATCTTTTAACTGAAAGATAGTACGCTAGTCCAGAACACATACATGGTAAAAATCTATAAACTACATCCGCTTGATTGGTATATATACCCGCATCTTGAATTCTATCAATCGAATAAAATTTTAAAGTTGTGAAAGTATTAGCATCTGGTGCTAAATATAAAAAAATTTGAGGTGTTGTTTGTCTATCGACAAAATATTGTGAAGGCTGACCAGTTTGTAATTTGTTTGGCAAAGCAGCGTATGCTGATCTATCGATTTTTGTTAATGAAATATCGTTGGTTGATGCAGTGTTACTAGCTGCTGCTGTTGTTGAAATATAGGCTTCTAAAACATCATTGACACTTGAATTTACCGCATATTGTGCAGTTCCTGCAACTAATGACACTTCATTTAAAGATACTTTCCAAAGATGAATTCCTCTATTGCCCCACTCTGAAAATAAAAGATTTAAACTTCTTCTTGCGCTACGTAAGTCATGACCACTATTTGTTCGCATACCAATTCTTTCGTATGCTTCTTCAATTATATCATCGATATTTAAATCGAAAGCTGTAGTTCCTGACGTAGCCATAATTCATTACATTAAATCTTTGTAATAATCTAAAGATTTACCTGGTGGTAATTGCTCATCTTGTAAACCCATTCCAGAAGTTCTTGCTGCGCCATAACCTCTAACGGATTTACCCATAGACGCTTTCATCATTTGATTCTCTCTGACTTTTTTAGCAGCCACACCAACATTGGCTTTAATCATTTTGCCTGCTCTACCTTTTGTCATTTTTTTTTCTCTAACTT